GTTGATATTAGTTGTTGCCATGTAATCACCCCCCTCCTAATGGCGGGCCATTTGGCGGACCTTGCGGCGCGCCGTTTTGTTCAGGCAAAGCCGACAGGGGTTCTTGTTGCTTCGTCCCATCTGGCATCGGCATTCCACCGGGTGGTGCCTGTCCACCCATTTGAGCCTGCTGTAGTAGCTGCATATTGGCATCTAGTTGTGCCTGGTGCATTCTTACATGGCGGTCCATTTCGGCTTTTACTAGATCGTCGCAGGCTTCAAACTCAGGAGTCTTACGCCAGTTATTGTGCGTCTTGATATGTAGCTGGTGATTATCGTAAGTGTGAACGTCCACCATTGGCGGAAAGTTCATTGGATTCTGGTCCATATACAACGGTGAACCTGTCGGAGATTGCTCCTGGGTTCCCATTGCTTCTTCTTGGGCTTTTTGATCGTTATACTGTTGGACTTCTTCGGCCTTCATATTTTTAATACGGAGGTTCTCACGGCGAGCCTGGTTAACGTCGATTCGACGCTGGTCGGTCAATTTCTTGACCCCACCGAAGTCTAGCAGGTCTAGCAAATCGTCTGGCGAGATGAAACCGTTCTGAGCCATTTCCATAAGAAATGCCTGTCGAGCAGGTCGTGACTCAGGCAGCGAACTTCCAGCTTCGACCTTAATGTCGGTGCCGATGTCGGAGCCCTTAAGCTCAATGGCATCGACAACCCCGTCAATGCTAGTAGCTTTGACTAGCCGGGGAAATTCCCAGTTATCCTTTACGTCCCTCAGAACATGCCGGGCTGTTTTCTGGATTGCAGCCTCGACGGAATCTGTGGTCGGCGTAATTAGGTTGTCATCGCGTTCCTGGAGGAAAGCTATAGCTGTCGCAGCAGTAACGCCCTGACCTGGTGCAGTTCCCCGGCTAGGTCCATGTTGCCCAGCAATATCGTCCATATCCCGCTTAATGATAGAGAGGTCTTCACTAACATAAGCTGGGAGAGCCTGCAATTGAAGCGGCTCGGGCTTTCCTAATCCGGGCAGAAATTCAAGCATAGCGCCAGGCTCAGATGTCATCTTCTGAACCTGCATAGAACCCTTTGGAACAAGCATCTGGTTATTAGCCATCAAGCGCTTGTTTTCCATCATCTGCGAACGTGTACCGTTGTATTCACGTTGCAGCGGGTTAATGTCGATCAGTACAGAATCGCCGTAAAACCGCCCAGTCGGAATATCTTTAATGTGGGCGTAGGGGTATTCTCCATCTGAGAACGGGTACTGTTGGCTAACTTGGGCAAGCTCATCACCAACCAGAGTGACCATACCGCCTTCGGGGAAAAACTTATTACCACCAGGCTTGATATAACACTCAATAATGAGGACCGAATCTGGAACTGCTGATGTATTATTGGCTGTTCCGAAGTAACGAGCCTGGTATAGTTCGTTTCTAGCTTCGGTATTCGGAACGATAGGCTCAGACAGGAGCGGCCCAAAGTATCGTTTCACCCACTCGATTGGTCTGACGTAAGCCTCGAACGTGTACGGCTGATCTTCGACTTTAGTCGGAAGCAGGTCAGGAACGAAAAGGTTATAAGGCTTCAATGAGCCAATGCTGTTATCTCCGACAGCAGGCATTAGCGTGCCGTCTGGCATCTTAGATTCGACACCAGTTGGCTTAGCTCTCGCATCCCAAACTGCTTTGAGGAAACCGTTCCCTGTAATGACTGTCCAGAAAGCCGCATCAGCCATGATTTCTGTCTGAAAGTCAATTCGTTCTACGATGGACTTCCAAACCATCTCGCCGCCATTTGCAGCAGCGACAGATGATTCATTGGAATTCATGGGAACGACGTAAGCCGTAGGTTGCTGACTAGTTAGTCGACTAATTTCCATCCGAACAAGCGGACGAATCAAATTCGTCGTGGCCCGAACACGATGGCGAGGGACAGAAGGTTGGGTCAATCGTAAAGACCCAGCGTCCGTCCCCATATACTCCAACCACTGTCGGCCAGAATACATCTCCAGATTCATGTCCCATTGGCGCTGGTAAAGCAGCCTGTCTGATTTGCAATTGTCGAACTGAGTCTTTATCCATCGAACTAAATCCCTACCTTCTGGACTGATTTTAAAGACTTCAAAACTAGGGAGAGAGGAGGAAAGGGTTTCCGCCTCCGTCGCCACCGTATTCGCCGAGTTCGACGTCGATCCGTTGTAATTCGGCTTCACCACTGTTATAGAGGGCATTATTCCTCCTAGCTATACGGGCTAGTTCGCCCTCATCACTTGGATCATACTCCTGCGACTCAAACTCATCAACAGAGCGAATGGCTTGGTAGTCAATTGGAGTTCTAGCTACAAGTAAAGCCGATTGCTTATCAACCAGTTTTATTAAGTCCGAAGTGGTCGAAGCTAACTGCGTCCTTAGTCCCCTTAAGGTCTGCCATAAAAGCAGCAACGAGACTATCGAAACGACCAGCAAAGAGGTCTGTAGCAGTTCCCAAGCGCTCATTTTCCCTCCGTAAACGCTCATTTTCCGTTGACAGGTCTGTTAGATCGCTTGTAGCTACAAAGCCGACAGGGAAACGCCTCGCTGCTTCATTCATACAACCAGTAGTATCTCCAGGCTTAGCTACACACAGGAGAATCTGGCCGAGGCGTGGAATGAACGCTTGGAATTTGAAGTAGTTTCTGTCGTTGCCGGAGTACCCACAGCAGATACACTTCGCAGGTTTCGGCAGCGCCCCATTCGTAATTAGCTCGATCATGCCAGTTCACTTCGCTCAATCGTATTCTGCCGAGCCAGTCCGGCATTTGCCCAAAACATGGCTTCCTCTAGCTTCGTCATTACCAGAGCCTTTTCCCTACCGTCGGGGATCAGGTCATTTAACAAGTCGGCCGCACTGTGCAGGATTTGTCGGGCGGACGTGTGGTCATTTGCTCTAGCTTCATCAGGTGCGGAGTGGAATGCAAACCTATTTTCGATGTCTCTTGGATCAATCACCGTAACTCCATCCGAACTCGTTAGTAGCTTCGTCGATGTGGACAGGAACTGTCTCGACAATATCCCACTTGCTTACAGGATTTGGACCCTCGTATGGGCGCTGCATTTCCTCAAAAACCGACAGGAGACTGCCCTGAGCCGCTTCCGCTGGCTTAATCTCAGGCACGTACCCGAGGTCACGCATGAACGTGAAGAAGTATTTCTGTGCATCAAACAGATGGTTGTCTTTGTCGTGTACCTTCTCCAATGGGTTCTGTCGGTCATTGAGCCGAGGGCTGGCGTAGGTTTTCCAGGCGAGCTTCTTAAATTCCCAGTTGTGCTTTGGGCACTCCTGAGTAATTTCCCAGAACGGCCGCTTGGTCATCGGATCAATAGCCAGGTAGGTATTCATCCTGTCGATTCCAATAGATTCGTCCTTGGGAATCCCTTCTACTCCGATGATGATGTCGTTCATAGCATACTCGAATAGCACTGATGTGCCAGTAATTCCACTTGTCTGCTTCATTGCAGGATCGCCGGTGCGCATGAAAATTCTGTCTTTGAGGTGATTTTGTTCCTCGAACTCACGCATCATTCTAGCGATTTCGTCTACTCGAACTCCACGTTCGTAGATTTCGTGAAAGGTGACAATCTTTTTGCCTGACGGATGAACGGCATTCCAAGCGACGCCAGCAGGATTCCGGTAACCATGATCTTGTGTGGTGTAGACCAGCCAATCACTAGGTGGCCGCCATCCTGGGCTAACCCGATGGTGTATGTCTGGTCTGTAGTGTGTGAGAACTTTACCCCCTTTGACCGCAAACTTGCCTCGCTGACGAGCTTCCCTCGTTTCCTCGCTGAAATAAGCCAAAACATTGTTTTGGCCTTCGACCGTAAGAAAGGTATTATCCGACATCTCGACTTCGATAATGAAAAGCATGTCACTTGGAATGACATTGTCGGGCGCGTACAAATCACTGTGAACCCACGTCATCCCTTCTACTGGGGTCATGGTCATCCACCAAAAGCCGTTGGTGTCGATTATACGAGCCAGGTTTTCCTCAAAATAAAGCTTTGGAGGTTCCTCATCAAAGTGAATAAAATGCCGAGAAGTCCCAGCATGTTTAACCAAATCCTGGTCGCAGCTACGAAACTCAATGAAAGAGCCGTCTCTAAAGTATAGTGTCTTTTCATCTTTTACATAGCTGTCTTCCCACGATCCGTTAATGAGATCACTTGGCAAGACCCATCGTTTGACGATTGGAAATAGAATCGTCTCCACGCCGTTCGTGAAGTCCGACGCGACAACTCTGCCGCGGATTTGTGTGTGTGAAGGTATACGCTTATATGGATGACGTTTGGTGCACCACCAAATGTCTTCGACGATTCCGGCAACGGATTTTCCTGATCGGTTGCCACCGAGAAACCACCTGCCCTTCGCCGTAGAACGGTGAAAAAGCTCCTGCTTGGTGTGTGGTTTATACCCCAGTAGATTCGGTTCATCGGCCTGCTTTAGCACTAAATTCGACAGGCTGGAAGTCAGGTCGTCCAGGTTTAATCTCTCCTGCTGCTTGGGCTTCTTACGTGGTGGCATACCGGACCCACCGGACCCACCGACTAAAAAAGCATTCGCTAATTCGTCTCATCGTTCGCCCCCAGTAGAATCAACGCAGAAACGATCTGCTTAATTAAGGGGTCTG